TGTTCAATACATACGTTACTATTGATAGTGAACTTGGTACGATGTTCGAGAGAATACCGACCAACAAACCAGATTTACAGGAGTATTATGATGTATGATAAAGATAAGTTTACTTACGGTTATGAAATTGAATGGGGTGACATTGATCGTCGCCTAACGCCACCTGAAGAACTGGGTACTTGGGAGTTCGCTGAAACTGATGTTGTCAATATTCATGAACCATTCCAATATGTCGCATGTGATCCACTAGGCAAAGATCCATATATGGGTGGTGAACTAAACACCAAACCTACAGCGACATGGCAAGAACAAGTTGATCGTGTAATGAAACTTCACGACTTCTTTGTTAATGCAGGCAATAAGCCATCTGCTGCATGTGTCAATCATGGACATCTACATGTATTTGTTCCAGGAATTAAAGATGACATTGATGCACTGAAACGACTTATTGCTTACATTAAAGAAAACCAAGATGCTACGATTGAGCATTTGTATGGTTTCTACGATCATCCTGAGATGAAAAAATCAAAGGGTGCTAAAATGTATCTCAAACTGGATGGTGGTCGTCCAATGCCAGATTATATGTGTGATAACATTATCAATCTAGCAACAGACTTTGACCATTTTATCAAACTACATGCAGCAGGTAAAGATGGTGTATCAATGGGTCGTCCATTCCGTTTCGCTATCAATACTTACTGTATGAAGCATACTGGAACAATTGAGTTCCGTTGCTTCCGTTCAACGACTAATCGTAAACAGATTGAAGACCAATTCAAGTTTGCTGAAAAGTTTATTGATGCAGCGTTGAACGGTGGTCCATCCGTCAATGAGATATTATTTGATCAAGGATACAACTATGAATTCCCTCCGTTTGTTTGGGACTTCAAAGAGTATAATGGTTGGGTAGAAACTAAGTATGACAAATCTCGAGGAGAAAAGCATCGTGAGTTTTTTGAAGTTGCGTAAAACAACTCGGGATGAGTTTATAAATGCAATCTCCGAAGATCCTGCTGATAACTTTGCTAAAACATTTCGTGCCAAAGCAGACATGCAAAAACTTTGGGAATCATGTATGGGTCTCTGGATCGAGGATGAACTCGCTGGAGCAATAATCGTTTCTTATAGTAAACGTTCTCCCATTATCGCTAATTTACAGTTACTACATACGTTTGCAAAACATCGTCGTAAGGGTGTGGCTAAACAACTCTGCGACTGGGCATTTCGCGATGTAAAACTACACAATGCAACCTACCTTCGAGTCTCTGCAGAGAAACCTGCAGTACCATTCTATGAGGCGATAGGTATGAAGATGCTAGGAGAACAGAAGTCTGGTTCTCAGCTATCAATGTGTAGAATTGCAGGAAGAAAATGGGAACAATGCGACTATGATATGCTAGATCCTGTTATCCACCACGCAGTTTACAAAAAAGGTAAGGGTGGATGTGTGAAAGTATTTGAAGAAAGTTGCAAAAAAGGTGTTGACTTATCGACATTTTTGTAGTATAATACTAATATAAAATGACTACTTGGAATTATATGATGGCAAACTTTGAAGCATTTGTATATGGTTGGCGTAATGTCAAAAACGGTAAGATGTATATCGGTTATCGTGGAACATCTGACGTCAACGATGGATATCGGTTCTCATCTGAGGATGATGAACTTCGTGAAGCATGGTCATTAGGTCACCTACACCGTTCGATTCTATATCGTGGTAAGCAAGCAGACGCAATTACTATGGAACGCAAACTATTGAAGTTTGCTGATGCGAGACGTACTGATAACTTCTACAATAAATCGAATGGTGGTGGTGCTGGTATTTACGACTACAAAGATATCTCTGATGAGATGGCAAAAGTCGGTATTGATTGGATCAATGGTATAGATCCAGTTGAAGAGATTGATACATTTGATCTCGTTGATAATGATTTAGTTGATGATATTTGGCAAGCAGTCAAAGATGGTAACTATCCTCTCGTTGAAGAACCTGTAAGCAAGATTGAAACATTTGAACAGAATCAGGTTCGACTAATTATGATTGACCACAATCATGTTAAAGCAATCGCTGATCACATGATGCACGATCCTGTTGAAGCACGTAAGAATGTTTCTCCAATTATCGTTTGTGTTGGTAAGGATGGAACTAATACTATCATTGATGGTAACCACACCTCTCGTGCTGTAATTCGTGCAGGTTGGACATCTGCTCCAGTTATCTACATTAACAGTTCTGAATTTTTAGATAAGCAATCAAATATCGATCACTTCGGTATCATTGCTAATCACAATCCTAAAATTAAAAAACCAAACAGTCCACAAGATTGTCAACGTGCGATTGTTAATCTTTATACTCGTAATCTAGCAGAGCAAGATGATGATAAATTCACTCTGTTGGATAGTGAAAAGTTTAAGACTACCTGTGAAGAGATTCTTTATCCTCAGTGGACTAAGTCTCAGATCTCTGGTAATCTTAAGTCTGCTCGTGAGAGAATCAAAACTGATCATGCACAGGCAGCAATGAATTTCCAAACTTACTCAAAACCTGAATTGGATGCACTAACTAAGTCAGTTGAGGATAGTAATCCTGATTTGGCTGTGGTTACGATTCAATCTGGTGCAGTTTATAATAGTGGCGTTGGTGCTGTTATGAATAAGATGGGTGGAATGGAAACATGGAAAGGGTTGATTATCACACATCATGGTAATGTGGGTGAATATGATGCTTGGGTTGAGGGAGAAAAGAAACTCATCAAAGCAATGGAACGTATGCATCCTGATTGTGATGTAAAATACATAGTTCTTGATTCGTTCAAGAAAACAACTAGCATTAAGGTGTAATTTGGATTATCGACTTGAAGAAAACCGTAAGGAATCATTTGTTCGCTGGATGTCTTGGTCACTCCAGTATAAAGATTGTGATCCTGCGGTTTGGTTAACAAACTATTTACATAAACGCTATGAGCATAACGATGAACAACGTTTGTGGTTAGCGTGGTTGTACGGCAATACCTACTATTTGCCAACAGCATGGATTCTATTAAACGAATTCCCTGACTATGAATTGGCGACAGTAGACAGAATGGAGAAGTGGAATGCAGAAAATTATAAACGACTACGTTATCAAACCGATACAAAATGGAATAAAGGGCATCTCCCAGTCATATTCGAGTCTTATCAACGATTTATCGGAAAGGTATCCCAAAGACAACGCATTGACTCGTACTTGGGAGAAAATCCAACCCAAACATTCGACAATTTATGGGCAAGCGTTAAAGGGAACCTCCATAAGTTTGGTCGCTATTCTACTTGGTTCTATTTACAGCACCTTCGTCATACTGCGGGAGTTGATATGGAGCCTAGTTCTCTCATGCTTGACGATTATTCTGGCAGTCGTAGTCATCGTAATGGGTTACTTCTCGCAATTGGAAAAGATGACTGGTACGATAGAAAATTGGATAATCGAGATTATGAATCTCTTGAGGGAACAGCTAGAGAAATTTTACAAGAGGTTCGAATAAGAAATCCTAACCTTGCGCATGAAGCAGACTTCTTCACTATGGAGACTTGTTTGTGTTCATACAAAAAGATTTTTAGAGAGCATCATGGTCGCTATCTTGGATACTATCTCGATCGTGCAGCAGATGAAATCAAAACTGTTGAAGAGGATGGTTGGTATGGTATTGACTGGGATGTTCTTTGGCAAGCAAGAAATGAAACTCTTGACTTGCGTTTAGACACAAAACAAGGTATAATGAAAGAAAAGTTTAGTTATTTTGTAAACACTGGTGGGATCGATAGACTCGACTGGATGTATGATGACGAGATTATTGAACCACAAGGACTGGAGGCATTTGCATAATGTTAAAAGAACGTATTGGCACTAGTGACAAAATAATGATAACCATGAAAACGAAGGAGCATAAAGTGAGAAAAATTATTGCGGTTGGTGGACAACCAGGAACTGGGAAAACTACTCTGTTCCGTAAATTTATGGATGGTCGTCATTGGATTGAAACTAATCCTGCAGACCTAGTGTATGCTATGTATAATGAAGAGTTGGATCTTTATGTTCTTGGTAAATATCAAGAGGGTGAAACTTTCGCTGGAACAGATAAACTTTCGATGGCAGTCC